AAGGGCTGGTGCAGGTACAGCCCTTGCAGGGGTAGCAAGCTCCGCAGGTGGTTTCCTCGCATCCGCAGGCACAGCACTTGCTGGCTTGGCGGGTCCGGCAGGTATCGCAGTGGCAGCCGTTGGCGGTATCGGTCTTGGACTGACCGCTCTCTGGAAAAACTGCGATGGCTTCCGCGAGGGTGTCACAAATATCTGGAACAAGGTCACGTCGGTGTTCTCTAAGGGTGTGTCGGCCATCAAGAACGGTATCTCCAATGCGGCTTCTGCTATTGGCAACGTGGCATCGTCCATCTGGGGCGGTATCAAGAACGTGGCTTCCTCGGCAGTCAGCTGGGGAAAGGACATTGTTGGCGGTATTGCAGGAGGCATCAAGAAGGGCGTCAGTTGGGTCGGCAGCGCGGTGAAGAGCGTTGCAAAAGGAATCCGCTCGTTCCTGCACTTCTCGGTGCCGGACGAGGGCCCGTTGTCTGATGCCGACACCTATATGCCAGATTTCATGAAGCTGCTGACTGGCGGCATCAAGAAAGGCGAGGGTGGACTGATTAGTCAGATCAGGTCGATGGCAGCAAAGGTACAGCAGGGAATGGAGGGCATCAGTTCCTTCAGCCTGCCAGAACTGACCCTGCCGCACTTCGATGGCTCTGGCTGGAACTTCCCGCAGGCGGCTCTGGCCGGAGGTGGTACGACACGGACGACCAACCTTGGCGGTGTGTATATCACGGTCAATGGCTATAATACTCGGAACGACGATGAACTCGCACAAACCGTTGCAGATAAGATCAACGGCATGATCCACGAAGATGATTCGGTCTTCAAATAAAGGAGGAGATGCGTATGGGCTATAACACCCCAAAGCAGACAGTATCACAGTTTCAGCTCAAAGGCAGATACGCCAGACAGTATCTGTCCTTTGCCGGGAAGTCCAGCAAAGACTTCCTTTTATATTTGTCTGGTCCCGGTGTGTATGATTCCCCGGCTGCGGATGTGGAGAGCACCTCCGTACCCGGCAGGAACGGGGACATCATCACCGAGAATGCAAGGACAGGAAGGCGCAGATATCAGAACGTGGATATCAAGTATAAGGCATTTTTCTTCAATGGTCTGCCAGCCAAGACAGCAGCGGTCAAGGCGTGGCTGTTATCTCCGATCGGGTATCAGAAATTGCAGGATACCTACGATCCGGATTTTTTCCGGATGGCAGTCTGCAAGAATGCCCTGGAATTTGATGTGACAGCCCAGAAAGCCGCTGAGATGGAGCTGACATTCAACTGTAAGCCCCAGCGTTGGAGCGTGGATGGGCAGAGGGTGATCCGGCTGGATGGCAGGTCGACCTTAAAGAACCCCTTCACTTTTCCGGCACAGCCTATCTTCAAGGTCTACGGGGATTCTGGCGGCGAACTGTATGTGGGTGAGGAGAAGATCACCATCCACAGCATCAAGGACTACGTGCTGCTCAACTGTGAAACGCACAACGCTTACAACGCTTCCGGCTTCTGCAATGAGACCATCCTTTCGGATGATTTCCCGGAACTGCCGGAGGGAAAGACACAGATCACATGGACAGGCGGCATCACAGCGGTGGAGGTGACTCCGCGCTGGTGGACGCTTTAAGAGGGAGGTGCAGTCAGTGATCCCATGTTTATATGATTCCAGAGAAATGAGATTTGACCATAACGGCATTGGAAAGCTGGCAGATGCACAGTCTTGTACCGTAACGGAAAAGAAAAACGGAAGCTATGAACTGAAGCTGGTCTGTCCGGCAGATGGCATCCATGCAGAGATGCTGGAGGAGGGGAATATCATCCTTGCCAAGCCATCCGATACCATGCAGTCTCAGCCGTTCCGCATCTACAAGATCACGACCCCGATCGATGGAAAACTGGAAGTGCAGGCACGGCATATTTCCTACCAGCTCAACTTTATCACGGTATCACCATTTACAGTGACTGGGTGTGGCGGGGCAATGCAGGGGCTGAAAAGCCATGCGGCTTCAGATTGTCCCTTTAATGTCTGGACGGATGTGGAATCCAGTGCAACCTTTACGCTGGGAGTTCCATCCTCCTTCCGAAATTGCCTTGGAGGTATGGCAGGGTCTGTTCTGGATGTTTTTGGCGGTGAATTCGAGTGGGACCGGTACACGGTCAAGTTCCATAAGACAAGAGGTGTCGACCATAACGTCCACATCATCTACGGTAAGAACCTGACGGATTTCAAGATGGAAAAATCCATCGAGAACACGATCACTGGTGTGCATCCGTACTGGATAGACAACGAAACGCAGGCGGTCATGGAGCTGCCGGAGAAGGTGGTGCTGCAAAGCAAACGGTCGATCCCCTACCAGAAGATCACCGTGCTGGACTGTACCAGCAATTTTCAGGAAAAGCCGAGCGAAGCGGCACTCCGGGAATACGCACAGAACTATATTGATACCACGGATTTAACGGAGCCGGAGATTGACATCAAGATCGACTTTTTACAGCTCTGGAATACGCCGGGGTATGAGGAGATCGTGGAAGCGGAGCGTGTTTCACTCTGTGATACGGTTCATGTATTTATCTCAAAGCTGGGAATCGAAGTCAGTTCTAAAGTCACTGAGACCGAGTATGATGCGCTGCTGGAACGTTATAACAGCATCACATTGTCGAACTCTACGGTTAGCAGCCGGAACTCTTCACTGACAGGTTCTCTTAACAGTATCCGAAATACAGCTGTTATTGCCTACGACACTGCCGTCCGTGCGGAGACTGCAGTTGGGGAGCAGGTCGGTGGAATCACAGCGTCTATCATTTATGACGGTGCGCTTTTTGCTGCACTATTTGGTCTTCATTATAAGAATGAGACGGACAGCAAAGGCAATACAATCCGGTATGCTTTTAATGCTGTATCCCTGAAACAGTCAACATTTGCGTGGAAGAACAGCCCTGCTGGATTATTTGTATCCACAGATGGTGGTAAAACTTGGGGCTACGGATGGGAATCCGATGACACAGCAGTAAAAACAGCAATCCTGTTGGAACAGACCCTCAAGGAGTTAGATGACCGCTATAAGAAAGCTACGGAGCTTTCCGAGGAACTGATGAAAGAACTGGATGATCGGTATAAGACGGCAACAGTGCTTTCTTCCGAACTCCAAGAGCAGCTGGATCAGCGGTATGAAACTGCAAAGAAGTTATCCAAAGAACTGTCTGAGGAATTGGACAGACGGTATGGAAATGTCACGACACTCTCGGAAGCACTGCAAAAGGAATTGGATGAGAGATACAGCGTGGCAAAGAAGCTGTCGGAAGATGTCGAAAAAGAACTGGATAAAAAGTATCAGCCGAGTATCCCAGTATCGGAAAATGCACCAGAGGAGCCGGGGAACGATGCATTGTGGGTCGATAAGAAGAATCTGCGGCTGAAGCTGTGGGATGGAGAAAACTGGCAAATTGTTGGATATGAGCCAGAAGACCCAAAAGATCCAGAGAAACCAGTAGAACCAGAAGGACCGGACAACACCGGGCAGGGAGGAGGCGAAAGCGATGGCAGTAAGGAGGAAACAGATAGTGGAAACACAGACACAGGAAGCACAGGAGATGGCAGCGACAACAGCGAAACCAGTCCGGATCTTTCAGGAGATTGAACTGTCCTTCACGGAAAATCTGATCCCGGTGCAGATTCCGGTCAAACAGTTTGATAATCAGGCACGAAAAGTCAGATGCCGACTATATCAGAATTCGGTGGAATATGTTGTGCAGGAAGGTACCATCGTCAGCTATTCGGGTACAAGGCCAGATGGAGCGGTGTTCCAGTATTCCAGCGAATCCAGACCGGAGCTTGTATTTGTGGATTCCGGTACGATCATCCTGACCGTCACTTCTTTTATGACGGAAGTGTATGGCCGTTTTCCAATTGACATTTACCTTCTTTCTGATGATGGGGATGTACTGGGAATGTTCAACCTGACCCTGAACGTGGCACGGGCAGCAATCACGAACCGGAAGATTGCAACGCTGACCTATAAGCAGTGCGTGGATGCAACGATGTCTGGCATTCAAGGCTTCTATATTTCCGAGGATGGATATCTCGTCATGGAGTCGGACGATGAACTGGGTCTGATGAAAGGTTCCTATTCCAGCACGATGGAAAAAGTGGCAGCAGATGTGTATGAGAAGATGGTCAACAGTTCCATTGACGGAAACGGCTATCTGAATTTTCAGTCCTGGGATAATCTGGGTCTGGTGTTTTCTTTGGACGAAGAATCACAGCTGGTCATCCAGTATGGAGAAGAAAAAGAATAATGATGCCGGAAATCCGGTAGAAAGGAGATACAATGGGAGAATTTCTTGGAAAGAGAGTCATTCCCCGGCATGAGGGAGACTGGGACAAGGCGAGAAGTTATGAACCGCTGATGATCGTCCTTGACCCGGAAACGGGGGATGGTTATATCAGCCGGTATGATGTTCCCGCCGGTACGCTGCTCACAAACGAGCACTACTGGGCAAGGTGTAGCCATTTCAATGCTCAGATGCACCGTCTGGAAACAGATGTGGCAGAAGATGTGGAAGGAATGCACACAGATCTTGCTAATACGAAGTCTGCGATGAGTGAGGAACTTTCGCAGACCCATCAGAAAATGGCGGAGGAACTGTCCGAAACGGAGAATCGTGTAGCGTCAAATGTCAATGCGGCGACAAAAGCTATGCAGAGTACTCAGAATAGCATGGATGCTGCAGTCGCCCAGATGAATAAGCGTCTGGATGCAAATGTGACAGCTTCTACAGACAGCAATGCAGACTATGCTGCAGAACTGGTGGATACCAGAGTGGACAGTGAAGGAACAACCTATCCGAGTGCCGGGGAAACCATGCGCAGTATTACAGCAGGTCTGGTACGAAAAATTGTTCCGGCAGAAATGGGAACTGCATACCGGAATGAGAATACTGTTCAGAATAGTATGGAAGGTGCAGCTGTTCACTGCCTGGTTCATCATGTTTCTGGTTACACGGGAACCTTTCTTGGTTTCTTCGGTTCCTATGAAGAGTGCAAAGAAAAGTCGTTCCGGATCGTTATTCTGAGTAATCAGGTGCCGTATGAAGGACAGGCTATCATTACGAACTCCCCGAATGCATGGGGCAGTGATAATGGAAAAGTTGGCTGTGTGCCCCTCAGTGCAGTAAAGCTGAATGAGGAAAACGGCTATTTGGCAGCGTTTGAGCTGGATTTTTCCGAAAGCCGCTGGGAAGAGTTTGTGACGAAGTACACGGCATCCAGAAAACTCTATTTCTGTATCCGCAGGGAAAAAGCTGCTGCACAGGACAGTGAGTTTTATGTGTATGCGTATGAAACAACAGCTGTCAAGGATCTTGGATGGAAATATGTTTCTGAGCATGACTGTCTGCGGATTCTGGAGCAGGAAATCATCAATGCCAGAGCCGGAGAGGCATCCCTACCACAGCTTTTGCGGGCGCACGAGGCAATCCTGAAAGAGGTGACGGACTGTCATACAGACTCTGCAGGTGTAGAATATGACAGCCTAGCTGAGCGTTTGAAACTAATCGATGCAATGACAGCACCAAGGCTGCCGGTATCCTATTATTTTGGACCGAAGGACAATACGAATGGTGCATTGTCAAAAGGTGTGACAGGAGCAGAGGTTGATGGTCAGAGTGTGGTATTCAAGTTTGACCATGCCGCCTATGTGACACAATATGAAAAGCCCCAATGGTCATCCCTGCATTTTGCTTACTGCATTTCCTATGAGCAGATGATGAAGCTGAAACGGCTGGACCGGCTGTATTTGGAACTGACTCTGGAGGGCATCGGACCGGAAGGAAACAAGGAGCTTGAAGGGGCAGAAGTGAAAGTTCGCTTTTATGTCAACAGTATTGGAAGCTGGGCATCCACGGTCACCCCGATCATTACCACATCTGTTACGGTCGGCTCCCGGATATTTTACCCTCTGGAACAGGAGATGGTGGAAAAAGTCATTGCACTGGGGAAACCGCTGTATATCGTTTTCGCAGGCAGTTTTCTGAATGACAAAATCGTAGAAAATCTGGGACAGATCCAGTTGACAACCTCTATTGTAAACCAGCAGTCCTTCATCGCCCGGTCACGGTTTATAAGTCGTGCAGACCATGCAGAAACAGCGACATTTGCTAACGAAGCCGGAAGTGCTACCCATGCAAAGGAGGCTGAGAGTGCAGAGGAAGCCGGGTATGCCGGAAGCGCCGGGAGTGCAGTCGTTGCAGATAACTTCTTTATGGTGCCGGCAGACGAACTTTTGAATCAAGAGAAGGTACGTTACTCTCCGGGAATGGATACGCTGCAATACCCGGAACAATATCCGTATGCTTATCGCTATGGGTTTCAGAGTACCGGCAATCGAGCAAGTGCGAAGATCAATGGAACTGGATTTGACCAAGTGGTCGAGTTTCATATCGGTCTGAGTAAAGAATCAGACCAAACGCACAATCAGGGGTATAAAAAAGATATTTCCGGTATGATTTCGTTTGATGATATGCTTCGGAAGTTCAGGGAGGGATATCAATACTGTTATCTGTGTGAAATTGAGGAATGTG